CAGAAGGCAAACAAAAGACAGGTAGTGCTGGTCAAGCAAAGGGTAAAGATCCTATGCCTAAGGCAAAACCTGGACGTACTAAACATCCATTACAGGACAAACTAGTTGGAGAAGACAACACCAAAATGCAAGCACTTGAAGCAAGAGTTGCATATCTTGAAGGTGTTATACACTCGCTTTTAGAAGGCAAACCTAAAATGGCAAAGCCATCTAATCCTGTTGCTAAACATATGAACACTTATAACAAAGCAAGTGTCGTACCAGATAAGAAAAAAGATGCCAAGTCTGGCAAGACGAAACATAAAGGCAAAGAATTCGAGTCTATTAAAGAACAACTTTATAAGCTCTTAGACGACAAAAAGTAACCTTTATATCCTTTACAACCATTTAATGGTTGACAATCAATCAAATCTATATTATAATAAAGACTAACAACAACAGGAGAATGTTATGGGTAGTCGAACCTACGGTGCTGATGAAAAAGCAAAACTAGAACGTCTTGTCAAAGAGGGCGTAACTGTTCTACAAGAAGTCGAAGATTTAAATACAGGCTTAAAAGAAACTGTTAAAGCAGTAGCAGAAGAAATGGATATTAAGCCTTCATTAATTAACAAAGCAATTAAAATTGCACAAAAACGTGACTGGGATAATCATGCTGACGCATATGATGACTTAGAAACACTTATTACTACGTTAGGCTATGATAAGTGATTGCTCGCATAAAAGCATTTTGGGTAGATAGTTATACTAGTGATAAAACTGCTTTTTACTTTGAATTAGTAAGTTTTGTATTTACTGTATATGCTAGTCTAACGCTTGCATTAACAGCAAGCGATCCTAATATGCTTATAGTGTATCCAGGGTTCTTTATAGGCAGTGTTACACAGTGCTATGCTGCTTTTAGACGCGGTGCTGCNTGGGTAATGTTACTAACTGGATACTTTGCTGTAGTAAACGTATTCGGATTTGGAGTTGCCTCANTATGGTGGTAAAGCCTTATCAATGGTTAGCATGGATAGCTACAGTATGTTTACTGTCAGCCGCTATACTAGCCGCCTTTAATGTTTACCCTTTGTACATTTGGGCATTTATTATTAGTAACAGTCTATGGATACTTATAGGTATTCTATGGAAGGAAAAAAGTTTGATAGTTATGAACGCAGGACTAACCGCAATTTATATTGCAGGCTTGTTATTCTAATAAGTACATATAACGCCAATAGCAATAGCTAGGCAAGAAGATGGTTAAGTTGGCCATAAGCAACGTAAGGAGAAAATTGAATGCCATATGTAGACGCGATGTTCGATCGCGATCAAGATATCATCCGAGTCGTAGAACGCAGAGATGGTAAGAGACACTTTACAGAATATCCTGCAAAATATACATTTTATTTCGAAGACCCTAGAGGCAAGTATAAGAGTGTATTTGGTGATCCGTTAACAAGAATTGTTTGTAAAAACACAAAAGACTTTCGAAAAGAAGTTGCTATTAATAGAGGCAAGAACTTATTNGAAAGCGATATTAATCCAATCTTTCAATGTTTAAGTGAAAATTACTTACAACAAGATGCTCCTAAACTAAACATTGCTTTCTTTGATATTGAGACTGACTTTGATCCAGAGCGAGGCTTTGCTGATCCAGCAGATCCATTTATGCCTATTACAAGTATTAGTGTATACTTACAGTGGATGGAAACAATGGTGTGTTTGGCAGTTCCGCCTAAAACACTTACAATGGAACAGGCTGAAAAAGAACTTGAAGGCATTGATAATGTGATGTTGTTTGAACGTGAAGGCGATATGATTGACACGTTCTTAGACCTAATCCAAGATGCTGATATCCTAAGTGGATGGAACAGCGAGGGTTATGATATTCCCTACACTGTAAACAGGACTAGTCGTGTACTAAGCAAAGACGACACACGTAGATTCTGCTTGTGGGGACAACTGCCTAAGAAGCGTGAATACGAAAAGTATGGGAAGCAAGCAGTTACATTTGATCTAATTGGTCGTGTACACTTAGATAGTTTAGAACTATATCGTAAGTACACCTATGAAGAACGTCATACATATCGACTAGATGCTATTGGTGAAATTGAAGTAGGCGAAAACAAAGTGCCATATGAAGGCACACTTGATCAACTGTATAATAACGACTTTAGAAAGTTTATCGAATACAATATTCAAGATACTGCACTACTAGACAAACTAGATAAGAAACTACGCTTTATTGATCTTAGTAACACTGTTGCACATGAAAACACTGTGATGCTACAAACAACAATGGGTGCTGTTGCTGTTACAGAGCAAGGTATTGTTAACGAAGCACACAACAGAGGTTTGCAAGTTCCTAATCGTCCTAAGCGTGATGATACAGAAAACACACAAGCCGCTGGTGCATATGTTGCATTTCCAAAGAAAGGACTGCACAAGTGGGTAGCGTCAATGGATTTGAATTCACTATATCCAAGTGTTATTCGTGCATTGAATATGGCACCTGAAACTATCATTGGGCAAATACGTCCTGAGATTAGTGAAGCTCGTGTACACGAAGACATGACTCTTAAGAAGAAGTCGTTTGCAGGTAGTTGGGAAGGACGTTTTTCAACAGAAGAATATGAAGCAGTTATGGATCAACGCAAAGATATTGCACTAACTGTTGATTGGGAAGATGGTCGTACTGATGTATTATCTGGTGCTGAAATTTATCAACTAGTATTTGATAGTCAGATGCCGTGGATGCTTAGTGCAAATGGTACTATCTTTACACAAGAGTTCGAAGGAGTGATTCCAGGACTTCTAAAGCGTTGGTACGCTGAACGTAAAGATATGCAGAAGATGTTAAAGAAAGCAAAAGATGCAGAAAACAAAGCAGAAATTGAATACTGGGATAAACGTCAATTGGTTAAGAAAATTAATCTTAACAGTTTGTACGGTGCTATTCTCAATCCTGGTTGCCGTTTTTTCGATAAACGTATCGGGCAATCAACTACGCTTTCGGGCAGAACTATTGTTAAGCATATGTCAGCGGAAGTAAACAACTGTATTACTGGAACATATGATCATGTTGGTAAGGCTATGGTTTATGGTGATACTGACTCTTGTTACTTTAGTGCTTGGCCGTTACTAAAAGACGATGTTAATTCAAACAAACTTGAATGGAATACTGAAAAAGCAATTTTGTTATATGATCAAATCTGTGAACAAGCAAATACTACGTTTCCAAAGTTTATGGCGGATGCATTTCACTGTCCAAAAAGCCGTAGTGATGTTATTGCCGCAGGTAGAGAAATTGTTGCAAAGTCAGGTTTGTTTATTACTAAGAAGCGTTATGCGGCACTAGTTGTAGATAACGAAGGTTTTAGAACAGACGGCGATGGTCCAGGTAAAGTTAAAGCAATGGGCTTAGACTTACGTAGATCAGACACTCCTGTGTTTATGCAGAACTTTTTGAAAGAACTACTGTTAATGGTACTTACAGATGTTCCAGAAAAAGATGTACTAGAACGCATTACAGAATTCCGCAAGGAGTTTCAACAAATGCCGGGCTGGGAAAAAGGTTCGCCTAAACGTGCAAACAAAGTTGGCCACTATGGTCGACTAGAGCAAAAACAAGGCAAGGCAAATATGCCAGGTCATGTAAGAGCAAGCATTAACTGGAATACACTAAAACGCATGAACGGTGACAAATACTCGCAAGAGATTGTTGACGGTATGAAAGTTATTGTTTGTAAATTAAAACAAAACCCTCTAGGATATACAAGTGTTGCTTACCCAACAGACGAATTGCGTATTCCAGAATGGTTTAAAGAATTGCCATTTGATGATGCGGCTATGGCAGAAACAATTATTGATAACAAGCTAGACAATTTAATTGGTGTGTTGAATTATGATCTTGAAGATACAAAGTCACACACAACGTTTGGTAGCTTGTTTGAATTTGGAGACTAATATGAAGATTAAGGTTGAGTTAGAACTTGATACTACTCGAGACGCTGACGAGATTGAAGCACTTATGGATATTATTGAATCTATAAGAAACAGAGATTACGAAGAAGAGGATCAGTAATGGATTGGGGAATGTTAGGAATACTTGCAGTAATGATGTGCCCAATGGTATTTGGCGCAATTACATTTATATATTCCCACTCATTTACAGAGGAAGTTACTAAACAATGGTGGAGTAAATTTAACAAATGAGTAGAGTAGGATTTACATGTAGTGCTTTTGATTTGCTACACGCAGGACATATACAGATGCTACGTGATGCAAAAGAACAGTGCGACTATTTAATTGTAGGGTTACAAACTGACCCCACAATAGATAGAGCTGAAAAGAATCCGCCAATACAAACTATTGTTGAACGTTATACACAACTTAAAGCAGTTCGTTATGTTGATGAAATTATTCCTTACGGAACTGAAAGAGATTTAGAAGATATACTTTCTATGTATAATTTAGACATACGTGTACTTGGTGAAGAATATCGTGATAAGGATTTTACCGGTAAAGATATTTGTCGTAAACGTGATATTGAATTATATTTTAATAAAAGAGATCACAGATTTAGTAGTTCTTTACTTCGCGAATCTTGTAAGGCAAAGGAGAAAACATGAAACAGTATTTTATATTTGACGTAGACGGAACACTTACACTAAGTCGAAAGCATATTGATCATAAATTTTATACATTCTTTTTAGACTTCTGTCGTAGCAATTTAGTATATCTAGTTACTGGCAGTGACAAACCTAAGACAATAGAACAATTAACACCAGAGATTTATAACTCTTGTAAAACCGTTTATAATTGTTTAGGAAATGATGTATGGCAAGGTAATGAAAATATCTATACCAGTGATTGGGTACTACCAGAAGTTATACATGAAGCTCTGTCATTTTTATTAACTGAGAGTAAGTTTCCAATACGTTCAGGCTTACACTTTGAACATCGTCCAGGACTTTGTAATTTTAGTGTTGTAGGCCGTAATGCTACTCAAGAACAAAGAGAAGAATATGTAAAGTGGGACAAAGAAACATTTGAGCGTATTAAAATTGCTAATGCTATTAATGACATGTTTCCGCAAATAGAATGTAGAGTAGGCGGTGAAACAGGCATTGACATTATACAGCGTGGCAGAGATAAAGCTCAAATTATAAGTCACTTTGAAGACGAAGATGCAAAGATTTACTTCTTTGGCGATAGGATGGACGAAGCTGGTAATGACTACAGTCTGTCAGAAGTTGTTAAAACTAAAGGAGGAGAAATATTCCATGTAAAAGACTACAAAGATACATGGAACTTTCTTAGAAGCCTATGAATATTTTATTAACAGGACATAAAGGCTTTATTGGTAGTGCTTTAGAATATAGACTATTAAGAGCTAACCATGTAGTATTTGGAATAGATATCAAAGACAGTGCTAGTGATGATCTACTACATTATACTAATTGGCCAAAAAAGATTGATCTTATAATACATCTTGCAGGTAAGAGNGGTGTACGTGAAAGTTTAAAAGATCCTGCAGGATACTGGATGAATAACATCGAAGCAAGTCGTAGATTATTTGAAGCATATCCAGACACACGTATACTGTATGCTAGTAGTTCTAGTGCTTACGAGCCTGACTTAAATCCTTATGCAGCGTCTAAGTTTTGCTTAGAAGAACTAGCGTGTCGTTATCCTNATACATTAGGCATGCGTTTTCACACAGTTTATAGTGANACTTGTCCTNGAGAGAACATGTTCTTTAAAAGATTGCGTTCGAACACTTTAGAATATACAACTAATCATTATAGAGATTTCATACATTTACAAGATGTACTAGATGCAATAGAAATATTGATCAAAGACAAACGTGTAAATGGTGTGATTGATATTGGTACAGGGAATCCTATTAGGATCCAAGACTTAGCACCGGACTTACCAGTGCGTCTAAATACCCCAGGAGAAAGAACTTTCACTTGTGCTAATACAGAACGAATGAAAGATTTAGGCTTTAAACCTAAATACACGGTAGAAAACTACTTGACAAACCAAAGTAAAGATAATATAATAAACTTATTCAATGGAGAAACAATATGAAAGATATCTTACAAGACGTAGTTGCACATACACATGCACTAGGCTTTTTAGCATTAGTGAAAGTAAGCAACGACAATGGCACACAAATTGACTCGATGGCTGAAGATCGTTCAGTAATTTTAAGTGGCGAAACACACAGTTCAGTTAGTGAATTTGTAGGCACGTTTGGTATGCCTAACTTAGACAAACTTGCACTACACTTAAAAAACCCTGAGTACAAAGACAACGCAAAAATTGATGTGGTACAAGCAGAACGCAATGGCGAGACTGTTCCAACACATATTCACTTTGAAAATGCAGCTGGTGACTTCCAAAATGATTATCGCTTTATGAATAAAGCAATCATTGAAGAAAAACTAAAAACTGTTAAGTTTAAAGGTGCGGCATGGAATGTAGAATTCCAACCAAGCATGGCAAGTATTGCACGTATGAAACTTATGAGTGCGGCACATAGTGAAGAGCCTACATTTAATGTAAGTACTAAAAACGAAAACTTAACATTTAGTTTTGGTGATGCAAGTACACACGCAGGCGAATTTGTATTCCAGCATGGTATTGAAGGTACATTATCGCATACATGGAGTTGGCCTGTAGCACAAGTACAAGCAATCTTAAACTTAGATGGCGATGCAACAATGAGCATTAGTGATCAAGGTGCAATGAAGATTAGTGTAAACAGTGGCATGGCAACATACGACTACATCTTACCAGCACAGAGTAAGTAGAATATGCGCAAAGACTTAACCGCAGAACAACATGACTATGCACGTTTTTTACCTGCACTAAGTGGCTTTTATGCTACATATGTAGGTAAGCAACGTTATGACGAGTATGTAGATAAGTCACGTATTCCTAGTAACTTTGCTAACGGTGTTGAAAGTCTTAATTATCTTAACTCTAATGAAGGAGCGTTTACTTATAAGTGGACGCTTTATTCTGCAGGACACGCTGACTTAGACACAACTAAATTTGTTCCTAAAGAAGACATGGTGCGTAATAGAGATAGAGATAACACTTGGGTACTAGGTGACTCAGGCGGCTTCCAAATTGGTAAAGGCGTTTGGGAAGGTGAATGGAAAGATCCTACAAGTCAGTTTGTTAAAGATAAAATGGCAGACTGTGTAGCACGAGGTACAGAGGAACGTACTATTACTAGTACAGATAAAAACGGCAATGAAGTAACAAAAACTGTTACAGTTGATCTTGTAAAAGAATATCAAGGCAGATTAGATATGGCACAGAAAAAACGTGATGCTGTTCTAAGATGGATGGATGCATACGCAGACTATGGTATGATACTTGATATTCCGGCGTGGGTATCACGTTCACCAGCTGGTGCATTAGCAACAGGTATTAGTGAGTATGCAGATGCCGCAGAAGCAACCAAGTATAATAACGAATACTGGATGAAACATAGAACAGGTGCTTGTAAGTTCCTTAATGTTTTACAAGGTGAGAATCATACAGACGCAGATGACTGGTATGAGCAGATGAAAGATTACTGTGATCCAGCTAAGTATCCTAACAATCATTTTAATGGTTGGGGTATGGGTGGACAGAATATGTGCGATGTGCATTTGGTTCTTAAACGTCTAGTTACATTACACTTTGACGGACTACTGCAAAAGGGTGTACACGATGTAATGCACTTCTTAGGCACATCTAAACTAGAGTGGGCTACGCTATTAACTGATATACAACGAGCTGTGAGAAAGAATTACAATGAAAACTTTACTGCCACATTTGACTGCGCTAGTCCTTTCCTTGCAACCGCAAACGGACAAATCTACATTCAAAACGAAACTGAAGACCGAAGCAAATGGACGTATCGTATGGTACCGTCAGTTGACGATAAAAAATATGCTTCAGACAACCGCTTGTTCAGAGACACTGTTATATCAGATGGGATATTTAAAAACTTTGAAAACAGTCCGCTCACCGAAGAACTCAAAGTATCTGACGTTTGCACTTATGCTCCCGGAGACCTAAATAAGATTGGTAAAGAAGGAAAGACATCATGGGATTCGTTTAGCTATGCTATACAAATGGGTCACAATGTATGGAGTCACGTTAATGCTGTACAAGAAGCAAACAGACAGTATGATGCAGGTGTTGTGCCTAAAATGCTTGTACAAGAAAAGTTTGACAGAGTCTTCTTTAGAGATGTAGTTAATGAAATATTTGCTATTGATAACAAAGAAGATGCACTAGCAAAAATACAGGAACACTCAAAGTTTTGGATGGCAATACCAGGTACTAGAGGTGCTATTGGTAAAAAGACTGTAAATGCAAGTACACACTTTAACGCACTCTTTGACGTAGAAGAGCCTGAAGAGGACGAACTAGAAGATGGTGTCTTTTCAGAAGAAGAAGAACATAATCTAGAGGTATTAGAAGATGCACAACTTTACGGAGAAACACAATAAGATGGCAGGATACTTACAAGAGTTATACTCAAAGCATAGAAAACTTGACGACGAGATAAAAATGTTGTATACTAACTTTGCAGATGATATGGCTATCAATCGACTAAAAACTAAAAAACTTTGGTTTAAAGACGAAATACACAGAATAGAAAAGGAACTAAAGGAACTATAAATGAAGTCTAAAGAAGAAAAGATATTACAAGTTGTTAACTTATCACCTGACGAATCGGTTATTGAAAAGTTAGCAGAGATACACCCTATAAGACAAGCAGCCTATGCTTCGATTGTACAACTTGTAGTATTAGGCTTTATGTTTAGTGCTATGGCATTAATTAATAGTTTTTTATAAAGGAGATAACAATGAGTGATTTTAGTAATAGAAAATTTCATACTGATGCTGATACATATAAAGCGTATCAGTTTTCACAGATTCCGGCTAAACAGGATGAGCGTACACCTTACGAAATACGTATGGATAGTTTACATGATGCGCTTGATGAATGTGAGCAAGTACTTTCAGGAGCAAGACAGGCTGCTGACCCTAGACACATTCCAGTGTATGAGAAACACAAAGCAGCTATTCTTTCACAAATAAAAGAGCTAAAAGCTAACCCTGACAAACATGGCGAAGTATAATGAAACGTGATTACGAAACAGGCGAAGCAAACGACATTATTTTCTTTACAGGTGTAGAAGTTGAGAAGACTCCTGCGTTTGGAATGAAGACGTTGTTTGTTACAGGTGTACAAGATTACAATAAGATAATGAAGTTCTACAACGATGAACAATGTGAACATATCTTCTTTGGTGCTAACCACAGTTATGCTCCTGTTACTGGAGATGATTTTGAAGATTGGGATCTAATGATCCGTGCGTTTACAGATCAAGATATACTTTGTAGTCTAGACATTCCGAGTAACATTAACTTAGAATGGTTTTTAGATGGTGGGCTTACTGAAAGTGAAAACTTTATTCCTCAGTTACGTGTTGTGGTTCCATACATCAAACAATTTAACTATAACACTATGCTAAAGATTGATGACAAAGATTTTAAAGCAAGCAATCCAGGTGTTTGGTGTCATAGGTTACACGACTTAATGGATAGCGAAAAATTTACTGATTGGCGTAAATATTCGCTTGACAAACCTTTATAACGAAAGTATACTAGTAGTATGAACAACAACAAGCATGAACCTTACGAAGCATATATGCGGCGTAGAACTAGAGAAGAGGACGCTAAAATGGCAATTGAAACAGCTATGGATAAAGCAGAAAGAAGTATTTGGGTAACCTTTAGCAAAGAAGGTGTACATATGTATCCAGGCGCAGATACTGATCCTAAACTAGCAACAGGCGATTGGGATGACGTATCATTCCTTGGTATTCCACATCGTCATATTTTTCACTTTCGTGTTCGTATTGAAGTATTTCATAACGATCGCGATATTGAGTTCATTCAGTTTAAACGCTGGATGCAACGACTCTATGACGTCGAAGGCGTAATAGAGTTAGACCACAAGAGCTGTGAGATGATCGCAGATGACTTGTACAAAGAGATCTCTAACAAGTATCCCGGCCGGTTTGTAGAGATTAGTGTTGCAGAAGACAACGAAAACGGCTGTTCAATTTTTTATCCTAAATGCTAATAAAAGAGAGAAACTCAAAATGGCTTACAACTTCCCTCCTGTCAATAAGATTTTTGACGATTTGGACAAGTTTCGCGACTACTGTCGCTTTGAAGGCAAAGTGTTTGACGAAGTCGCACTTTATAAACGTGATCACCCTAGTTGGATCGCTTATCAGAAATATCAAAACTATTTACGTGCTAAGGCTCGTAACACCAATAGGAATACAACTCAACGGAGAAACTAAATGACCATTTACATCGTAGACATCGAAGCAGTTGACACACGCTATACAAAGCAATGGAAAGAACATCTTCCAAATCAACTAAAGCGAGCTACAAATGAAAATGTAAAAGTCATTAGTGGCGGTGAAACACCTCAGGCAACTACGCCTGGGGCGTTTCTCAACTTCGGCGGTACTAACGTTTATAAAAGTAAACAGTTAGAAACTATTGGTGAAATGTTTTGTAATGGAGAAATACAAGATGGAGATTATTTCCTATATACAGATGCGTGGAATCCAACTGTTATTCAGCTTAGGTATATGTCCGAGTTACTGGGTGTTGATATCGGAGTCGGCGGTCTTTGGCATGCTGGTAGTTATGATCCTCATGACTTCCTTGGTAGGCTTATAGGTGACAAACCTTGGGTAAGACATGCTGAGATGTCAATGTTTGAATGTTATGATGATAACTTCTTTGCAAGTGATTTTCATATTGATATATTTACAGATGTATTTAATGAAGACTATGCAATTGACTGGGACAGAATACATCGTGTAGGCTGGCCTATGGAGTATCTAAAGAATAGTTTGGATAGTTATAAAGGTATGGAAAAACGTAATCTTATTCTTTTTCCACATAGAGTTGCTCCTGAAAAACAAGTTGATATCTTTAGAGATCTTGCAGAACGTTTGCCGCAATATGAGTTTGTTGTTTGTCAAGAATACCAACTTACAAAGAACGAATATCATAACTTATTAGGGGAAGCTAAACTAGTGTTTAGTGCTAACCTACAAGAGACATTAGGTATTAGTTGGTATGAAGGTGCATTAGTTGATGCTATTCCAATGATGCCTGATAGACTTAGTTACAGTGAAATGGCACTGCCCGAGTTTAAGTATCCAAGTGAATGGACTGAAGACTATGATGCATATCTACATCACAGAGATAAAGTTATTGCACAAGTTGTAAACTACATGGAAAATTATGACGATCTACTTGTTAGTTTAGACAAACAACGTACAAAACTAAACAAAGATTTTTTTAGTGGAGAAGCTTTATATGACTCAATTAAAAAATGATGAAATATATATAAACATTGACGATATTGACTTCACCGATTTAGATTTAGATACAACATTTACTATTTCGACAGATAACACTGATACTTTATCTACAAGCAATATATGGAGTTGGGACAGTACTAATAGTACTACTATTACATTAAATGAAGATACAACCTATCGCTATCCAAAATATCGTAATGAACTTGACGAGAAACAGATCGAAAGTATGTGTAAACAATATCCAGCACTAGAAAAAGTTTGGCGTAATTTTAAAAGTGTATATGATTTGGTACAACAAGACTATAAAGGTAAACAGAAAGTAGGCGAAATAGAAGATGACAATCCTTTCTAAAATTATGGAAAAACTCGGCAGGCGTCGAGTAATAACAGAAAGAGATAGCAACGATCCATATCTTATTCGTTGGTATCTATTACTGAAGGACAGAAAGAACTTTCCTTTTAATTTAACACTGCATAAAGTATTAAAGAGCGATGATCCTGTGTTACACGATCATCCATGGACATATGCCACACTAATACTAAAAGGTGGTTATTGGGAAAATGTTCCTGTTGTTAGTAAGGAAGGTAACATAGTAGGCTCACGTGGTATTTGGCGTGGTCCAGGTCATTTTAGATTTCGTAAAGCAGATGACTTACACTTTTTAACACTTGAGAAAGATAAGAACGGAAATGAGATACCTTGTTGGAGTTTGTTCTTTATGGGCAAGAAGGCAACAGAATGGGGCTTTGTTCCGTTTGTGCCAAAAGAAGGGTATCGTTGGATTAACAGTACAAAATACTTAGCACGAGGAGCAAAGAACGAATGAGCATGAATCATGACGTAAAACCTAAAGACAAAGAACTTGAGCGTATGAAGGCAGAGTATCTTGCTAAAGGTGGTCAAATTACTAAAGGCGAAACAAAGCCTATGCCTAACGAACTTGGTATTAGTAACAATAGCTGGAATAATAAATTAACTAAGGCAGAAAAAAATGCCAAGGAGAGCAAATGAACAAACATTATTATAGTTGGCAAGATTTAGAAAAGGCATGTGTTAATATTACATTACAAATGTATAAGGATAATTGGCGTCCTGACTATATTGTAGGTATTACTAGAGGTGGAAATGTACCTGCTACAATACTAAGCAATATGTTAGATGTACCAGGACAAGCATTAAAAGTAAGTCTACGTGACGACATTGTAGATAATGAAAGTAATTGCTGGATGTCAGAAGATGCATTTGGTTATGTAAATGAAGAAGAACGTGTAACACTTAAAACACGCTGGGACATAAGCAAACGTAAAAATATTTTAATTGTAGACGACATTAACGATACAGGTGCTACATTTAATTGGATTAAAGAAGACTGGCAAGCAAGTTGTTTACCTGATGAAACAAGTTGGAATACAGTATGGCATAACAATGTTCGCTTTGCTACTATAACAGATAATCTAGCAAGTGAATTTAACGGAAGTGTAGATTATACTACACACGAAATTAATAAAGCTGAACAAGACGTTTGGCTGGTATACCCATGGGAGAATGTAATATGAAAGAAGGACCTTTTCAAACTGCTGTAGAAGCACAAAAAACAGGTGTTATTAAAGAAGAATATATAGTCTATCGAAAAAGAGACGGAATGTTTGTTAGAGAAACAAATGTTAGAAATCACTTATCTAATAATGACTATAACGATACTTCAACTATTGAACCTTTAGTAGAGATGTCATAATGGCTTTTACATGGGATAAGATACACAAATGGGAAACTAATATCGAAAATGAGATATTAAGCAGTTGTGAAGATTATATCTGCGAACACTATGGTGTTGAGCTAATTGATGATTTGTCAAAAGATCAAATTGAAGAAATTAAATTGTTCCAAAAAGACCTTTGGGAAGAATCCATTATGCAATACGGTTTTAAGACTGTACTAGAAATATGGGACGCATCTAAAATGGATGATGGAATATTTGAGGACGACGATGACTACATTAATGGCTGATACATTAGAAACAGCACAACAAGAAGGCAGAGCTCCGTGGACTAACATAGAGCTCGATACACGCGACTTTGTTGTGTATAGCGACATTTATCCAGTTACACTAGGTCACACGTTAGTAGTACCCAAAACAGCAACACAAGAAGAAATACTAAAATGTATGAAGTTTGCTGTTGCAATGGGACAACAAAATGTTGAAGCCGATAATGATGTTACTGGATATAATGTCGGTATGAATATGGGAGTAAGTGCAGGACAAACAGTTATGTACCCGCACATACACCTTATCTTCCGTCGTGATGGAGACATGGAAGACCCAAAAGGTGGCGTAAGAGGCGTCATTCCATCTAAACAAAAATACTAAGGAAAGGAACTATGGACTTGAAAGAACAAATGATCAAAGCGGCAAGGCTACACGCTGAAGCCGAATTGGAATTGCACAAAACTAATATTGAAGTATATATGCAAAAGGTAGTAGGTATTGGTGAGCACTCAGATATAATTGAAACAATTCAAAAAGAACTAGATGCCATGGCAGCAGCTCATGACAGACTAGAAATGATTAACAAATATTTAGTGTAAGGAATAATCATGGCAACATGCGGATGTAAAAGATCGCCAACTGGAAAGTGTATTGGTTGGCATTCACTAAGCGAAGCAGAATATCTAGCTAAAAGAGCGCAGTACGATAACCGTAAGCAACTTGAAGCAAATGATGCAGATTCAAAACAAGCTCGTAAAAAACTATAATGGTTGACAAAAACCTAAATACAATGTATAATATAACTTATATTGTGCATTGTATTATTAACGGCAATCCACTGCCTAAACATCGGAGAATAAAAAAATGGATAAATCCAAAGAGATAAAAGCCCGTTTGCAACAAGCAGACAAACGCTTCTGGGCTGGCGACAACATTTCAGACTTTATTAAAGACGGCGAAAAGCAAGTACTAATTGACGAGCTTGCTGTTAAGTTTGAAGACGTATTACAAGGTCTT